TGCTGCCGCCCGAGTTCCGCGGCGGCTTCGATGCCAGGAACGACGCGCCTTACATGCGGATTCAGTTCCGCCAGACTGGCAGTATCATCACGGGCGAGGCCGGCGACAACATCGGGCGCGGCGATCGAGCATCGCTCTATTTCGTGGATGAGGCGGCGTTCCTTGAGCGCCCCGAGACGGTGGACGCGGCGCTGTCGCAGACCACCAATTGTCGGATTGACGTCAGCACGGCCAACGGGCTGGGCAACCCGTTCCACCGCAAGGTGACCGAGTGGCCGGCGGACCGGGTGTTCCGGTTCCACTGGCGCGACGACCCCCGCAAGGATGACGCTTGGTATGCCAAGCAGGTCGCTGAGCTAGATCCAGTCACGATCGCGCAGGAACTGGATATCGACTTCGCGGCCTCGGTTGAGGGCGTTCTGATCCCGAGCGCGTGGGTACAGTCCGCGGTGGATGCACATCGCAAGCTTGGCTTCATTCCCACCGGCAAGCACAGCGCGGCGCTCGACGTAGCTGATGAGGGTAAGGACGCCAACGCCTTCTGTGGCGCGCACGGCGTCATGGTCGAGGTGCTGGAGCAATGGTCCGGCAAGGGTGACGACATTTTCGGCACCGTGCAGCGGGCGTTCATGCTCTGCGACGACCACGGATATGACGGCTTCCACTATGACGCGGACGGCCTCGGCGCCGGGGTGCGAGGCGATGCTAGGGTCGTCAACGAGCCGCGGTCACGCAAGCTGCGCGTCGAGCCGTTCCGAGGCTCTGCCGGGGTTCACCAGCCTGAGGCAGAGGACGTCAAGGGCCGCAAGAACCAGGACTTCTTCGCCAACTACAAGGCGCAATCGTGGTGGGCGCTGCGCACGAGGTTTCAGAAGACGCACCGCGCGGTGACCGAAGGCAGCTATTACAACGCGGACGAGTTGATCGTCATCCCGGCTGAGTTGCCGAACCGGCAAGCGCTCTGTAACGAGCTATCCCAGCCGACCTATTCGATCAGCACCATCGGCAAAATCGTCGTTGACAAGGCGCCGGACGGGACACGGTCCCCGAATCTGGCCGACGCCGTGATGATCAAGTTCGCCCCGCGCACTTCTGCGCTCCGCATCACTAACAGCCTTTTGGCGAAAATCTGACGAGGCGCGAGTTCATGAGCGGCAGCGGCGTCAAGATAAGCGATCTGCCGGAAGCTAGACTTCCGCTGGCGGATGGCGACGAACTTGTTTTGGTTCAAAATGATGGGTCTGCGTATGTAACCGTCCGCGCGCCATATTCGGCGGTTACAGCCAACTTAAGTAATGCGTCTTACTACCAGACGTTGAGCGATGCGCGGGCAGCGAATGTTCCGCTTAGTGCTGATTTTGTGCAGACTGGCGGGTATTACGCAGTCGGCGATTTTGGCGGTGCGCTGTATGTGCGAGCGACAGCCCAGCCGCCGCACGCGGGGTGGTTTAGTAGCAGTGACAACGCGATCTGGGTACTATTCACTCAGGAAGCCGATGCGCGCCAGTTTGGAGCCATCGGTAATGACGGCGTCGGCGGCGTTGAAAGCACTTTTGATGACCAGCCTGCATTACAGGATGCATTGAACTGGTCATCTAGCGTTCGGCTGCCTGTCCGCTTCCAACCTCAGAATGGCGGCCGTTTTCGCATTACAACTCCGTTGTATGGGGCGCCCGCTGCACTTGTCCTTGGCAATGACGATGGTGCGATTTCCTATGTGCCGGGCGTTACGGCGCAAGATCCACCAAGCTATGATTACCCGCGATCTCTTGTAAGAGCCGATTTTGGTGTCGGCTTAAACGGGAAATCTGCGTTCTATATCGGCCCTAAATTCACCGCACGCGGAATCACGCTTCAGGGGTTTAAGGGGCAATTTGATAGCGATAGCTGTGTATGCTGGGACACTAGGGAATATTCAGGCCTTCGCTGGTCGGTGACGAGTTCGCAAAGCGTGTTTAGTTTGCCGTACTCAATGCCAGCAAGTATGCGCGTGTTCGTGAATGGGTCAGAAACGTTTGCCTTCACGGTGTCTGGCGTAGCGGTTAGGAATTGGTATCCGGCTGGCGCAAACGTCATCCTTGATGATTCTGTGTCTAATTCAGTAGTTTCTATATCTCCCAATGTCGGGGGCGTTAGGGCTAAACTGTTTGACTGCTCCGCTGTAAGTGGCTACAGAAATTTGTTTGCGTCTAATTGCAATAGTTTCGAGTGTTACAACTTTACAGCAGGCAACGCGCTTTTAGATAATGTATATGCCGGCCCCGGATGCACCGATAACTATTTTCAGATCAAAAGCGGAGGCGCAGGTCGGTACGGCCTTTTTATAGAAAACGGATCAAAAATAACGGTAAATGGTACCGTTGAGCAGTCTTATGGCTCTAACGTTAGAATTAGCAATTCCGCTAACTTAATTATTGATTTGCAGGTAGATGTGGCCTCAAATGAAAATTTTCTTCTTGGCCTCGTAAGCGACTCAATAATTTCGTCAAATATACGGCGGTGCTGCTATGACACTGGCGTTGCCCATATCCGGTTCTTTAATGACTGCTGGGACGTTTCGCTCCGAAATTCCTATCAAGAAGGCGTGCGGCCAGACGACACATCGGAGCGAGTTAAATACGTTCCGATTGTAAGCACTACCACATTTAGCGTTCCTTTCTCGTTCCCATCTACAAATGGGCTAAGTGTTCAGATTAATGGGCAAACAACAACAGCCTATACGATATCGGGGACTGCGGTGTCTGGGGTTTACCCAGCAGGCAGTTCGGTGGTTCTTAATTCAGCAGTCGGTGTTGGCGGGAAAGACACTTCGGTAGTGATCTATCTGGCGTCCGCGCTTGCGCCAAATTACATCTACGCAGTTGACGCTGGCGTTGTTTTGACGCAGGTCTATGACCAAAGCACTTTGAGCGCGCAGGCCGTGGGGATTTACGCGGATGCATACACAGAGGGTCAGTTGGCTCCGCCTTCTGTGGCATCAACGCATCCGGGTTATCGCGTTGGAGCCTGGTATGGCCAGCCCGTCACATCGACCGCGAACGGAACGGTAGTGGGTGGCGCCGGGGGGGCGGCAAATTCGACGCCTTATGCCCACCCGATCGAAATCGAGCGTGATGTAACGATCGACCGGCTCGGCACCGTGGTTGGAGTTTCGGCTGCGGGTGTATCGGCGAAATATGCGCTGTATGCCAGCGACCCCTTGACCGGCACTGCCGGCGACTTGGTGGTCCAGACTGCTGGGACGGCCTCGATGTCGATAACGGCCGGAACGCAGTCCTCCGCTGCACTTGCGTCGCCGACACTGATTCGTGCGGGCAGTTACTGGGCGGCGTTCATGGCGAATGGCGCCGCGCAGCCGGTGTGCTTCAACCCGGCGGCGACGGGCGCAAGCCTTCTGCCGCCGCTGATCGGGACACCGACGATCAACGGGCTTGTCAGCGCAGCCGCGTCCACTGGCATTACCAAGATTGTGGGGACGCCTGTCGATTTTGATCTTGGCTTCCCGGCCACTTTCCCGTCCCCGGTGGTAACGGCCAACACGCCGGGTGCGCCGTATGTCGCATTTCGGATTGCTTGAGGCACGCCGCCAGGTCTAGGCGGATGTCTAACCGAAGTGTTGTTTTTTTGTGAGGCAAGCGCATGGCGAAGGGTAAGAAGGCCAAGCGCGGGGCGCCCAAGCAATCTCAGGATTCGCGTCCGAACTACGGCCGGGCCATGGCGATGACCGCGGGCAACCCCACGGCCCTGTTGCGCGCCTTCAGCCTGCCTCAGCCTGCGCCTGGCGTACTGCCCCAGGGCAACGCCGGCATGGCCATGGATGAGGCCGTCACCGGTGCCTACAGCTGGGCGATGGCGCAGGCTCAGCAGCAGAGCGCATTGTTCTCGGCCGTGGGCGGCTTCGTCGGCTACGGCTACCTGTCCGAACTGGCGCAGTTGCCAGAGTACCGGCTGATCGCCGAGAAGATCGCCATGTCGATGACGCGGAACTGGATCAAAATCCAGTCCACGGGCGACGACAAGCAGGACGAGGGAAAGGCTGAAAAGCTCCAGAAGCTCGAAGACGCGATGAAGCTTTATCGGGTGCAGGACCTGTTTCGCGAGGCGGCCGAGCATGACGGGTTCTTCGGCCTGTCGCACATCTACATCGACACGGGCGCCTCGCGCGACACGGACTTGTTGAAAGCACCGCTGATCGTATCGAAGGAGACGATCCCCAAGGGGGGCCTGCGCGAACTGAAGATCGTCGAGCCGATCTGGACCTATCCGAACCAGTACAACTCGACGAACCCGCTCGTGCCGGAATACTACCGGCCGCAGTCATGGTTTGTCATGGGCAACGTGGTCCACGCGTCGCGGCTGTTGACCTTCGTTGGCCGCAAGGTTCCGGACATTCTCAAGCCGGCATATAACTTCGGCGGCCTGTCGCTTACGCAGATGGCGATGCCCTACGTCAACAACTGGATCAGGACGAGGACCAGCGTCGGGGATCTGGTGCATAATTTTTCGGTGATGAATCTCGCATCGAACCTCTCGACGATGCTGACCGAGAACGAGGGCGACGGGCTGATTCAGCGCGTGCAGTTGTTCAACCAGACGCGCGACAATCGCGGCCTGATGCTGACCGACAAAGAGACAGAGGAACTGACCAACGTCTCGGTGCCGCTGTCCACCCTGGACAAGCTCCAGGCGCAGGCGCAGGAGCAGATCGCGTCCATTTCGTCTATCCCGTTGGTGGTGCTGCTTGGCACGACACCGGCTGGCCTGAACGCATCCAGCGAGGGTGAAATCCGGGCCTTCTACGACTGGATCAGTGCGTGCCAGGAGCGACTGTTCGCTGACCCGCTGAAGCGCGTCATGGATATCATCCAGCTATCCGAGTTCGGCGAGATCGACGAGGACATTACGTTCCGGTTCGAGCCGCTGTGGCAGCTTGACGATGCGGCCCGCGCGGTGGTGCGCAAGAGCGACGCGGACACGGCTGCGGTCTATATCACGGCCGGCGTGATCGACCCCTCGGAAGAGCGGGAAAGGCTGGCGACGGAAGAGGACAGCCTGTATCCTTCGCTTGACCTCAACAAGGAAATCGAGCCGCCTGGGTTGGATGTGGACGAGGACATTGAAGGGGACCCGGCCGCAGGGGTGGGCGGGAAGAGCGAAGAGGCCGAGACTTAGCGGCCAACCGGCTGGGCTGGCGACACCCGAGCGGTAGGCGGCGGATAATACCCGCTCCCATTGGTCGGGAATTCCTGCGCCGGGGCGCTCAGTCGAGCGCGCGCCGCGGCCAGGCCGGCAACCTTCTGCGACGCAACGGGTTCGGGACCGGCGCACAGATAGAACCAGCGGCCAGATCCGTCGCCCATCGGGAGGTTCGCCGGGCTCACGCATTCGTAGCGCAGGGCGCCGGCATTGTACGACATGAACATGAGGGCGAGAACGCCCATGGCGGCTAGGCCGGCGGC